AGTTTTACTTTAGACACAACAGCAGAATTATTAGAAGATACTACATTAACTGATACTTCCAAAACTTTCCAAGTTGGCAAAAAAGGTGCAACTGCATCTGTTGAGTGTTTCTGGGACGAAACAGACACTAACGGACAGATAGCAATAGCGGAAGGTGAACAAGTGACTCTTTATTTATATCCAGAGGGTGCTGATTCAGCAGATTATTATTTTGGTGGAACGTGGATTATTACTGCCAATTCTGTATCAACTCCGACTGATGGTATGATAGAAGCAACTTTTTCAGCTACTTTAACTGGTGCGCTAACTAGAGGAACTGTTTAATTAATTTGACTATTTAGTTTTATTTATGTATTAACTCTGTCATGAGCGATATACTTGAGTCTGCTAAAGAACATTTTAAATCAAAAGATATAAAAAGAATTGAGATACCAGAATGGGAAACCAAAGATGGAAAACCATTTGTTATCTACGCTAAACCTTTAACTTTAGCAGAAAAAAGAAGATTAAGTCGTGATAGAAAGTCTGACGATGTTACGTTATTTGCAGATGTTTTATTACTTAAAGCCGAAGATGACAAAGGTAATAAAATATTTAAGCTAGACGATAAACATTCCTTAATGCACTCTACTGATCCTGATATAGTGGCACGAGTTGCCAATCAGATATTGGACGTAATCCCAGTTGAAGACTGGGAAAAAAAAAATCAGGACTGATAACGACCTCCTAAACATTCTCCATCTTGCTAAAGACCTCAACTTGAAACTATCCGACATTATGGATATGACTGTGGACGAGTTTAATTTATGGTGTGCGTTTTATAACAAACTAAATAAAGACGCTAAATTAAAAAAATAATGGCAAGAAATAAATTACAATTTGATATTAACGCAAAGGATAAAACCAAACGAGCATTTGGTACATTAAAGCGTGGACTAAAAGGTGTCAGTAAAGCTATCTTTAATATGAAGACTGGTTTGGCTGCAGTCGCTGGTGTAGCTGGTCTTGGTTTAATAATCAGAAATTCATTAATCAGTATTGATAAAATCGGAAAACTCTCTCGACAAATTTTCATAGGAACAGAAGAATTAAGTGCATTTAGATTAGCCGCTAATTTAGGTGGAACATCTTTAGAAGCATTTGCTAAAGGTGCAAGAACAATGGCAGTTGGTATTAACGATTGGCTTGTTAAAGGAACTGGTATTGCTAAAGAGGCATTTGAACAACTAGGTATTACCCAAGAACAGATGTTAGCGACCAACGGGGATTTAATGTCGCAATTTGAATTAGCCGCTGACGCTTTAAGGGATATGGAAGATGGGGCAAATAAAACTGCCATTGCTTATAAATTATTTGGTGGAAGAAATATTGAACTATTAACTGCGATTGAAAGAGGTAAAGATGGAATAAAAGAAATGGCAGAAGAAGCCAAACGCTTTGGTTTGGTTTTAACTAAAGAAATGGTTTTGGCAGTTGAGGACGCTAACGATTCAATCGCTAGAACTAAATCTTTATTTACAGGCGTTTCAAATCACATGACTGTTGCGTTAGCACCAGCAATTACAGCAGTTTCAGACAAATTAAGAGAATCATTATTAAAGTACGTTGAAGAAACACATGTAAGTATGGAAGGATTTGGAAAATATTTAGGTACAAAATTTATTGAAACTATGGGCAAAATTGGTACTGGTTTTATTAAAATTAAATATAAAATAATAGATTTTGGAAAGCATTTAGAGAATGTAGAAGCTATTGCATATAATGTAGGAACTGGTTTATTAATGGCTACAAACCAATGGGCTATTGCATTAAAAAGAGGAATTAAACATACCAAAGAAGTTATCAAAGGTGATGGCGAAGAAATGTTACAAGAAATTGTAGATTTAAATGCTTCAATTTATGCCTTAACACATTTAAAAGCAGAAGATGAACAAAAAGCAGAAGGCGCAACTACCAAGAAAAAAAAATCAGAATTAGATATACGACAAGAACAATACAAAGATTGGCTAAATAAAAAAGAAACAGCTTTAGCAAATCATTTAGCAATAGAAGGTGCTATTAATAAAAGAGAAACAGAAATGAGAGATAAAGCTAAAGCACATATTGATAGTAATTTAGAGGGAACATTAACTATTATGTCAGGACATAGTAAAAAAGCATTTAAAATGTTACAGGCATATCATATTTCTAAAGCAATTATGGAAACTTATGCGGCAGTTATGGTAGCGTTTAAATCATATCCACCACCATATAATTTTCTTGCGGCTGGTACTGCATTGGCTTTTGGTATGGCACAAGTATCACAAATACGTTCGCAGAAATTTACAGCTAGAAGACAAGGTGGAATGGTATCAGAAAATAAACCTTATATGGTTGGTGAGGGAGGACCAGAAATGTTCATTCCTAATCAAGCTGGGTTTATTAGTCCGAATCTTGGTGGTAAAAGTGTGAATGTTAATTTTACAATTAATGCAGTTGATACTGCTGGATTTCAAGCGTTACTTGCTAACGAAAGAGGTATGATAGTTGGAATGATTAATAGTGCAGTTAATCAACAAGGAAAGAGTGATTTAATTTAATGAGTGGAGCATTACCTACATCGCCAGAATTTAATGCTTTATCTTTTCAAGATGAAGTAAATACATTAATTAGTATATCTGATAGTGGCAGAAGATTTGCAAGACAAATAGATAATCAAAGATGGAAATTTACTTGTAAATATGTAAATTTATCAAGAGCAGAATTTGCACCTATCTTTGCTTTCATTACAAAACAAAGAGGTTCAAAAGAAACCTTTACAATTACTCCACCGAATTTAAAAAATGCTTTAGGTTCTGAAACAACAACTATTTCTGTTAATGGTTCTCATACTGCTGGAGATACTACAATAGCAATAGATGGATTTAATGCCGATGATGCTGGTTCTTTAAAAGCTGGAGATTTTTTGAAGTTTGCTTCACATACAAAAGTATATCAAGTAGTCAGCGATGTAACGCCAAGTTCAAATGCGGCAACAGTTACAATCGAACCACCTATCATAGAGGCATTAGCAGATGATTCAACTGTTACTTATGATTCTGTTCCTTTCACAGTTTATCTAACTTCTGGTGTTCAAAGTTATAGCATGGGTATTAATAATCTATATAATTATGAATTTGATGTATGTGAGGCGTTTTAATGAATAAAATTATTATAATTAAAAAAGATGAAGATTAATGGCAAGAGGTTTAACATCAGCAGTCAAAACAGCTTTAGCGGCAAGTCCTACATATTGTCATTTAGTTTATTTAGGTTTTGGGACACCAGTTAGAAAGACTGATAATTCCTTTGATATTGTAGATGATATTGAGGGTTCTTCTCAAACATATAATGCAGATGGAACTTTACTTGGTATTGGTAATGTTGCTGAATCAAATACTCCTATTAAGCATAATGTTAATTTAACATTTTCAGGAGTGGACCAATCTTTAATTTCTACTTGTTTAAATAACGATGTACTCGGAACAGAAGTAAAAATATATCGTGGAGTAGTAAGTGGAACGACTTGTATTGCTGATCCTTTTTTAATATTTCATGGACATTTATCAAACTTTCAAGTGAACGATGGTGGAAGTAGTGCCGCTTTAGGAATAACAATCACAAGTCATTTTGGAAATTTTGAAAAAATAAATGGAAGAACAACAGCAGATATATCTCAACAAAGATTTTTTTCAGGCGATAAAGGTTTTGAATTTTCAGCTTTAACAATTAGAGATATTAAATGGGGTAGAGCATAATGGGTATTATAAGTTCAGCAGTAAATTGGGCAACATCAACAGCTTCAAATATAATTTCAAAAGCCGCACCAGCATTAAAATTTTTACAAAAATGGGCACCTTGGATTAGTTATATCAGTATGGGAATACAAGTTATCTCGTGGTTAAGAAAACCAGATACGCCAGATATTCCAAACATGGACGGACAAGCAGAACAAAATGCCAAAGGTGTTTTAATTAATAAAACATCTTCCAATGCTCCGCTTCCCATTATTTATGGTAAGCGTAAAGTTGGCGGTGTAGCAGTTTTTTTAGAAACATCAGGAACCGATAATACATATCTTTATATGATAATGGCTTTATGTGAGGGTGGAATTGAATCTTGTGAAAAAATTTATATAGATGATAAGGAAGTTACTTGGTCAGGTGCTTTAACAGATGGAACAGAAAGAACAGTTGATAGTTCTGATTCAAATTTTTATAAAGCTGATCCGACAGTAGATGGTTCAAGTGCTGAATCAACAATATCAGCTACTTGGTATGATGGCGATGATGACCAAACTTATAATACAACAGTTGGTGCTTTATCATCTTGGACTAGTTCGCATCGTTTACGTGGAATCAGTTATCTTGCCTTAAAGTTTAAATGGAATCAGGATTGTTTTGGTGGAATACCAAATATTAAAGCAGAAATAAAAGGAAGAAAAGTTTATGATCCTAATTTAGATACTACAAAAACAGGGGGTTCAGGTTCTCATAGAGAAGATACAGCTTCAACTTGGGAGTGGTCTGATAATCCTGTTCTTTGTACTTTAGACTATATGCGTAATGCAAGATTTGGAATGGGTATTGCTAATAGTTTTTTTGATGGAGATTATGCTGATTGGCAAACAGCCGCAGATGTATGCGATGTTGATGTAACTCCATATACTGCCGCTAGTGCTATTGATTTGCTCGATATGGGAGCAGTTATAGATACAAAGAAAAAATGTATTGAAAATTTAAAAACAATGGTAACGGGATTTAGAGGTTATCTAAATTATGCGAATGGAGAATATAAAGTTTTATCAGAATCAACTGGAAGTGCGGCAATCAGTTTAACCGAAGATAATATTATTGGTGGTATTCAGGTATCAAGTTTAGATAGAAACTCAAGATTCAACAGAGTTATTTGTACCTTTGTTAATCCAGATAAAAATTATCAAGCTGACGAAGTGCAATGGCCACCAGTAGATGATTCAGGTTTAACGTCAGCAGATCAACACGCTACAATGAAAACTGCCGATGGTGGATTTTTACAAGAAGGCAGATTTGATTTTCCTACTATTACTAATGTTTATCAGGCGCAAGGTCTTGCGGAAGTAATTTGCAGACGTTCAAGAAATAATTTGAATGTTGCTTTAAGATGTGATGCGACAGGATTAGATTTAATGGTGGGTGAAATTGTAAATATAACACACGCAACTCCAGCTTTTTCTGCAAAAACATTTAGAGTTCAGGGCATGCAAGTTAATACTGATTTAACCACAGAGTTACAGCTTACAGAATATCAAGCGGCATTTTATACTTGGGCAACACAAACACAGGCGGCAACAATACCAGATACTACTTTGCCAAATCCTTATTCTGTTGTTGCTCCAGCATCAGTTACACTTACAGATGAACTTATAGAATATTCAGATGGAGTTGTTTTGACTCGATTAAATATTTTAGTTGGTGCAAGTACAGATAAGTTTAGACAATACTATCAAGTTGAAACTAAAAAAACTTCTGAAAGTGATTATAAAGTTTTAACTAAAGGTGTAAGTGCTGTTTTAAATTATGAACAATTAAACGTAGTAGATGGAGTAGAATATTCAGTTAGAGTTAAATGTATCAATTCTTTAGGAGTATCTTCTGCTTATATAACAGGAACGAGAACAATCGTTGGTGCAACTGAAACGCCAAGCGATGTATCAGGTTTATCTGTATCAATGGTTGGTTCAAATCAAATGCAGTTATCTTGGCCAAGTGTTACAGATTTAGATGTTTCTTACTATGCAATAAGGTATCAAAATGTATCAAGTGGTGCGAGTTGGGCTTCATCAACAAACTTAACGCAAGTCGTTAGAAGAAAATCAAATAGTGTTACTATTAATGCAAGGATCGGAGCATTTCTTATTAAAGCTGTTGATAAGCTAGGCAATGAATCAGATAATGAAACTATTGTTTATACAAATATTTCAGGACTAGAACATTATTCAGCACCTATTTCTACAATTAATGAAGAAACCATAAGTGCTATTACAGGACAAAGTTGGGAAGGAACTTTTGATGGAGATTGTGTTAAAGGACAGGATTCAGATAATAATTTTATAGCAACTCTTGATACGATATTACTTTGGGATTCAGCAGTAGGGAATATAGATTCAGCGTCAGGATTAATAGATACTGGACCAACAGATGCAACAGCTAATCCAACTTATTATTTAGCAAACATAAAAAGTTCTGGAGAATATATAGGTGGAAATACCATATCGCTTGATGCAGTTTATGATGCAACTTTTCAAGCAACTATTGATATGATAGCAAATGACCTTTATGATTTATTCGATTCAGGTCGTGGAGCAAGTGTTTTTGATAATGCACCTGGCCCATTTGATGGTTCTTCAGGTTCTCAATGTGATGCTATTCTTCAAGTAGGTGCAAGTGAAAGTTCTTTAGGTGCAATCTCAACTTATAATGATATTTCACAACAAGCGACAGTTAAGGGAAGATATTTCAAATTTAAACTTAAATTATCAAGTGGCGATAATAAAGCTAGACCAGAGGTTTCTAAAATGCAAATAATATTAGTTTTAGAAAAAAGATTTGAAAGTGGAGAAGATGTCGTAAGTGGTGCTGGAGCCAAAGCTATTGTTTATACTAACGCATTTTATGCCAGTCCAGCGGTTGGAATTGCCGCTCAAAATATGGTAACAGGAGATTATTATACAATCACAAGTAAAACAAAAACAGGATTTACAATAACCTTTTATAATAGTTCTGCGGCCGCACAAGACAGAACATTTGATTATGTAGCGAAAGGGTATGGATTAAAGAGTTAATGCTAACTTGCAGTCTTAATAAGAATATTGTAGACAATAAAAAGGAAAATAAAATATGAGTACAGTTTCAGATTACACATTAAGTAACATCGGTTTTAGCGCATTTCGTGCAGAATTAAATACGATTTTAGCGGCAATAAATACACTTAACGCAACCACTTCTGCACCAGCTTCAAAAGTGGCTGGAAGTTTATGGCTAGATACGACTTCGGCAACAACACCAACTTTAAAATTTTATGATGGCTCAGATTGGATTTCACTTTGTACTTTTGACTATTCTGCAAATACTGTAAATTGGTTAGACAATACTGTTACTGCTGATTTATCTGGGGATAGTTCTCCGCAATTAGGCGGAGATTTAGACCTAGTAACTCACGATATAGTTACAACTTCAAACAGAGATATAGATATAATTCCGCATGGAACAGGCGATGTTAATTTAGGAGCAGATACAGTTCAAGTTGGCGATAATGATGCTGACGCAACAATTACTACACAAGGCACAGGAGATTTAATTTTAAACACAAATAATGGAACAAATTCTGGAAATATTACAGTTGCTGATGGTGCGGCTGGTACGATTAGTATAACGCCATCTACCACAGGAGTTGTAGATATTCAAGGTTCAATGAACTCATCTTTGTCATCTACAGGTAAAGCATTAGTAATGGGTTTTTAACAAATAGGAGAAAATAAATATGGCAAGTGAAGTATTAAGCGTAGCACATGCAGTTGTGTCAAACTCAGAAGACGTTTTAATTAACGGAGTGAGTGGACACACTTATACTATCTTATCCGTAACAATGTGTGAAACTGCTGGAAATGCAGAAACTATTGATATGTATATAGATGATGGCGGAAGTGGAACTGATTACGAAATGTTATCAGATCAAGCTATTGGTGCTAATGAAACTTTTGAATTTACAACTAAGTTTGTAATTTCAGATGAAGATCACTTATGCTTTCAAACAGCGGATACTGCGGCAGTAGATGTTGTTGTAAGCTATTTAGATCAGACAAGGTAATCCATGAGCGGTATCATTGCACAGAATACTCTGGATAATTCTGGATTAATTAAATCACCAGCTGGTGGTGGTGCATGGAATTTTATTAAGAAACTTACAGCTTCTGGTAGTGGAGATTTATCATTCGTAGATGGAACTGATGACGTTGTTCTTGATGATACTTACAAGGAATATGTATTTACTTTTAATAATATTCATCCAGAAACAGATAATAAAAAATTTCATTTTCAAGCTAATGCAGTTGGTGGTAGTGGCTATAGTGAAACTATGACTACTACTACTTTTGGAGCTGGACATAAAGAAGATGGTTCAGAAGCTTTTATTAATTATGAAGCTAGTGCAGATCAAGCTAATGGAACAAGTTTTCAAAATTTTACTGCTAATTCTTCTTTAGGAGCTGATAATGATCAAACTTTTGCAGGAACTTTGTATTTATTTAATCCATCATCAACTACGTTTGTAAAACATTTTATGAGTAACATAAATTTTGCCACAAGTTCAGATTATACAGTAAATGATTTTGTTGCTGGATATTTTAATACCACAAGTGCTATTGATGACATACAATTTAAAATGTCTAGCGGTAACATAGACGCTGGCGACATCTGCCTTTACGGAATTTCATCATGACAGGTATAATTGCACAAAACGTAGGAAGAACTTCTGGCTTAATAAAAGCCGCAAGTGGTGGTACAGGTGGAGTTTGGACTTTGATTGAAACCATAACTGCTTCTTCTGATAGCACTATTGACTTTGATAGTGACATTGACAGTACATATCCGATTTATGTTTTTAAATGTATTAATATTCATCCAGAAACAGATAATGCTGAATTTCACATAAATTTTAGAGATGGTTCTACAGCTTATGATGCTACAAAAACTACAACATATATAAAAACAAGACATGCAGAAGATGATAGTATAGCATCAATAGGTTATGATGATGGAAACGATGTTGCTCAAGGAACTGGAGTACAAAGATTAATAGAAAATGCTGGTGCAGATAACGATCAATGTTTATCTGGAACTGTTCAATTATTTTCGCCATCGGACACAACTTTTGTAAAACATTTTATAACTGATTTTAGTTCTTCTAGTGGAGATAATACGTCAGATCATATTCAAGTAGCTGGTTATTGTAATGTAACTGCCGCTATTGATGGAGTACAGTTTTCTTTTTCAGCAGATAGTATTCAATCTGGAACAATTAAACTCTATGGATTAGGAGATAGTTAATGAGTGGAATAATAGCACAAAACTCTGGTAGGCATACAGGACTGGTTAAAGCTAGTTCTGGTGGTGGTGGAGTTTGGAATTTAATTAAAACCTATACTGCTTCTACATCTGCTGATTTAAGTTTTGTAGAAGGAACAGACGGCATAGATTTTACAGCTTATGATGAGTTTGTGTTTAAGTTTTATGATATTCATCCATCTGATAATGGTATAGATATTAAATTTAATGGAAGTTCAGACGGTGGAAGTAACTATAATGTTACAAAAACAACAACAGATTTTTTAGTATATCACAACGAAGCTGATAATAATGCGCAAATAGTATATAATGATGGTCATGACATAGCACAAGGAACAGGATTTCAACAATTATCTCAAGATATAGGAAATGATAATGACCAATCAGCAGCTGGAACTTTGCATATTTTTAATCCAAGTTCAGATACTTTTGTAAAACACTATATTTTAAAATTTAATAATTATCATGATTCAGATTATTCAATGGGAAATTTTGGTGCTGGGTATTTCAATACCACTTCGGCTATTGATGCTATACAATTCAAAATGAGTGCAGGCACCATAGACGCTGGTCAGATTTCACTATACGGAATTTCATAATTAAGGAGGAACAATGCCAAGATACCATAACATAAACGGAAACAGAGTTCAGTTCACAGAAGCAGAAGAATT